AACTTTTGGTTACAAGATAATTTTATGCCTCTAAATAATTTTAATAAGAGTAAAAAATGACACTACAATCAATTGATCAATAGGGGATTTAAAATTTATCATATTTATAATAAAAAATGATAATTTATCTTACAACTAATTTAATAAATGATAAAAAATATATAGGAAAAGATATTAAAAATAATCCTAAATATCTAGGTTCAGGTTCTTTATTAAAAGAAGATATTAAAAAATATGGTAGAAAGAATTTTAAAAAAGAAATTCTTGAATATTGTAAATCAAAACATGATTTAAAAGAAAGAGAAGAATATTGGATAAATTATTTTAAGGCCGTTGAATCTGACGAATTTTATAATATAAGAAAAAATGTATTAAATTGGAATGATTTATGTACTGAAAATAAGAAAAAATACATAAGTAAAAAAATTTCTACATCTAATAAAGGAAAAAAACTTTCTGAAGAAACTAAACAAAAAATATCTCAAAGTAATAAAGGAAAATGCAAAGGTAATTATCATACTAACGAATCTAAAGAAAAAATAAGTTTATCTAATAAAGGCAGAAAACATTCTAAAGAAACCAAACAAAAAATAAGTCAATCTCTTAAAGGGAAAAAACGTTCTTTAGAAACAAAAACAAAACAATCTCAATCTCGCAAAAACCATCCTATGTATGTTGATAAAGTTAGAAATCAAAAAATAAGCCAATCTCTTAAGGGAAAAAAACATTCTAAAGAAACAAAGGAAAAAATAAGACAATTTTTTAAAAATAGAGATTGTTCATATAATTTCAAAGAAGTCATTCAATATGATATTAATGGGAACTTAATCCAAGAATATAAATCAGCTAAAGAAGCTAAACATATAACTGGATTAAAAATACAAAATGCTTTAGTTGGGAAGGCTAAACATTGTGGGGGGTATATTTGGAAATATAAAAATCAATAATCTTTTAAAAAATTTAAGTTATGACGCTTTTGAATCTTGATCAATATGGTGTTTCTTTTCAAAATAAAGTTATTTCAGCATTATTAACACATAAAGAATTTTTACAAAATATTAATGATGTATTAAATTCTAATGATTTTCCTTCACCAGCAAATCAGTGGATAGTAAAGGAAATTTTAAATTATTACGGAAAGTATCATACAACTCCTTCTATCGAAGTATTAAAAGTTGAAGTTAAAAAAATAGATAATGAAGTTCTACAAGTTGCTGTAAAAGAACAATTAAAAGAAGCATATAAATCTTCTACAGATGATTTACAGTATGTAAAGGAAGAATTTTCTAATTTTTGTAAAAATCAACAGCTTAAAAAAGCTTTATTGGGTTCTATTGACTTGCTAAAAGCAGGTGATTATGACTCTATTCGTATTTTAGTAGATAATGCCCTTAAAGCCGGTCAAGATAAAAATATTGGTCACGAATATGATAAAGATACTGAATCTCGATTTAGAGAAGACCATCGAATTGTAGTACCTACACCTTGGACTGAAATTAATGATTTGTTACAAGGTGGTTTAGGTACAGGTGATTTTGGTCTTGTATTTGGTAATCCTGGTGGTGGTAAATCTTGGAGTCTAGTTGCTTTAGGAGCACATGCTGTTTCATTAGGTTATAATGTTATTCATTATACTCTAGAATTAGGTGAAGCTTATGTAGGAAGACGATATGATGCTTTTTTCACTAAAATTCCAGTAGGAGAAATTATTGGTCATAGACAAAAAGTAGAAGAAGCTATTAATAAGGTAACAGGAAAACTTATTATTAAAGAATATACTACAGGTAAAGCCTCGATTTTTACAATTGAAAACCATATTAAAAAGTGTATAGATTTAGGATTTAAACCTGATTTAATTATTATTGATTATGTTGACCTTCTTCGTTCAAAAAAGACAAATAAGGAAAGAAAAGAAGAAATAGATGATATTTATGTTAGCACAAAAGGTTTAGCTAGAGAACTTAACCTGCCTATATGGTCTGTTTCCCAAGTAAACAGAGCTGGCGCCAAAGACGACGTAATTGAGGGTGATAAGAGTAGTGGAAGCTACGATAAAATCATGATTTCGGACGTTTGTATTTCTCTATCCCGTAAAAAAGAAGATAAGGTAAAAGGTACTGGTCGTTTCCATATTATGAAAAATCGATATGGAATGGATGGTATGACTTTTAACGTTAAAATTGATACTTCTACGGGTCATTTAGAAGTTTTAGAGGAATTTGATCAAAATGCAGTCCCGGCAGGTGACTCGGAAGATTATTTTAAAAAGGAATTGTCTAAGAAATTTTTTGAACTAAACAGCATCTAAAAAATGATTACAGAACCCAGAATTTATTACAAACCATTTGAATATCAAGAAGCATTTAATTTTTATAAAGATCAACATCGTGCACATTGGTTAGCAGATGAAGTACCTCTAGCATCAGACTTAAATGATTGGAAATTAAAATTAACAGACGCAGAAAAAAATCTTATTGGTAATATTCTAAAATCATTTGCCCAAACTGAAGTTCACGTAAATGATTATTGGTCTACAAAAGTATCAATTTGGTTTCCTAAACCTGAAATTCAAGCTATGGCTCGTGTGTTTGCTGATTTTGAAAGTATTCATGCTGAAGCATATGCTCGCTTAAATGAAGAATTAGGATTAGATGATTTTAAAGCATTTTTAGAAGACGAAACATCTAAAGCTAAAATCGATCGACTAATTGAAGTACCGGGAGAAACTATAGAAGAAAAAGCACTATCATTAGCTATATTCTCAGCATTTACCGAAGGTGTAAATCTATTTAGTTCGTTTGCTGTATTGATGAGTTTTCAACTACGAAACTTAATGAAAGGTACCGGACAAATTGTAGAATGGTCTGTACGTGATGAATCACTTCATTCAAAAGCAGGTTGCTGGTTATTTAAAAAATTATTAGAAGAACAACCTGAATTAAATACAACTGAATTAAGACATAAAATTGTAGAGGCATGTGAATTATCGGTTCAACTAGAATTTGATTTTATTGAAAAAGCATTTGAAATGGGTAGTATTGAAGGTTTAAATAAAGAACAATTAAAAACCTTTATTAAAGCTCGTGCAAATGAAAAAATGGTTGAACTAGGATATAACGGAATTTACAATGATGTAGACCCTAACCTTCTAAGACAAATGGAATGGTTTGGACATTTAACAAGTGGTAAAACACACCAAGATTTCTTTGCTGGAAGAGTAACAAATTATGCCAAATCAACTGCTGATTGGTCAGACCTATAAAAATAAATTAAAATGAGCGTACAAATAGATACTAGTAAATGGATTAAAGGAAAAGACTATCCTGATTGGATGGATGATATTGCTATCAATATGATTTCAAAAGGTTATCTTTTACCTGATGAAAATGTATTTGATGCTTATAAAAGAGTAAGTAAATTTGCTGCTCGTAGATTAAAACGTAAAGATTTACAACCTTTCTTTTACGAAGCAATTGCAAAAAATTGGCTATGTTTAGCATCTCCTGTATTATCAAATATGGGAACAGAACGAGGAATGCCTATCTCATGCTTCGGAATTGATGTAGGTGATTCTATTGAACATATTGCAGATGCAAATTCAGAATTAATGCGTCTTTCATCTCAAGGTGGAGGAGTAGGTATTGGTTTGTCTCGCATTCGAGGCAGAGGTAAACCCATTAGAGATAATGGTACTTCTGAGGGTGTAGTTCCTTGGGCTAAAATCTATGATTCAACCATATTAGCAACCAACCAAGGTTCAGTACGTAGAGGAGCTGCATCTGTAAATTTAAATATCAATCACCCTGATATTGAAGAATTTTTGATGATTCGTCGTCCTAAAGGAGATGTTAATCGTCAATGTCTGAATCTTCATCAATGCGTTGTTATTGATGATGAATTTATGAATAAATTAGAAAATAAGGACCCTAAAGCATTAAAATTGTGGGGTGAGATTCTTAAAACTCGTCTTGAAACTGGTGAGCCTTATATTATGTTTGGAGATAACATCAATAATGCTAATC